TGTCAGAGTATTTAAAGAAGCACAGGGACGTAAGCTATCAAGTATTGAGTGCCATGATATCATGTGCAAGATTGGTGAGGTAGTAGTTGTCGGTGGTGTACGTAGGTCAGCTATGATTTCCTTGAGCAACCTGAGTGATGATCGTATGCGTCATGCTAAGTCAGGTTCATGGTGGGAGAACGATCCTCAACGTGCATTGGCTAACAACAGTGTAAGCTATACAGAGAAACCAGATGCTATTTCTTTTATGCGTGAGTGGATGGCATTAGTTGAGAGTGGGAGTGGTGAACGTGGCATATTCAATCGTGAAGCAAGTAAGAAACAAGCTGCGAAGTATGGTAGACGGAATCCTGACCATGAGTTCGGAACTAACCCTTGCAGTGAAATTATCCTACGGCCTTACCAGTTCTGCAATCTTACAGAAGTTGTGGTACGAGCCACAGATTCGGTGGAAGACTTGGCTAGAAAGGTCAGATGTGCCACAATACTTGGGACGATCCAAAGTACATTCACAAGATTCCCATATCTGCGAAAGGTGTGGCAGCGAAATACAGAAGAAGAACGACTGCTCGGTGTGTCTCTCACAGGGATAATGGACAACAAGTTAATGACAACTCAGAACGAAGGATTGGAGAAAACCCTTGAACATCTACGGAATATTGCAGTATCTACGAACATGGAATGGTCTAAGCGTCTTGGCATTGAGCCTAGCACTTCTATTACTTGTGTCAAGCCATCTGGTACAGTCTCGCAACTCGTCGATAGTGCCTCTGGAATCCATGCCAGACATTCAGACTACTATATTAGAACAGTCAGGGGAGACAACAAAGACCCCTTGACACAGTTCATGAAGGATCAAGGTATCCCTAATGAACCAGACGTAATGAAACCTGACGCAACAACCGTGTTTAGTTTCCCTGTCAAGTCACCTGATGGTGCGATAGTAACCAAAGACCTAACAGCTATTCAACAGCTAGAGACATGGTTGATCTATCAACGTCATTGGTGTGAGCATAAGCCAAGTATTACTGTCAATGTCCAGAAGGATGAGTGGTTCGAGGTAGGTGCATTTGTGTACAAACACTTCGATGAGATGTCAGGTGTGTCATTTCTGCCATACAACGAGCACACATATCAGCAAGCACCCTATCAAGAGGTTGGACAAACTGACTATGATATGCTATTATCACTTATGCCAGAGAAGATTGACTGGACTAAACTATCGGAGTATGAACAAGAAGACAACACAGTGGGTATGCAGTCGATGGCTTGCTCAGGTGATGTCTGTGAAATAGTGGACTTAACATGACAGCTAAACGTAAATTCAACAAGGCAGCTTATGATCTCTACGATCAGACAGCTAAAGATAAACTGGTGGCTCTTCTCTCTGAGAGGGGTCACACCATAATCTCATCAGAGGAAGACTACTATGCTGATGTTGTCTCTCAGAAGGAAGGGTACACCTACTTCAATGAGGCAGAGGTGAAGACAGCTTGGTCAGAAGATTGGCCTACCCATTGGAAGGAGATACGTATACCTGAACGGAAGAAACGATTACTAGCTAAGTATCAAGATGAGAAAGGTGTCTTAAACTTCTATGTATTCCGTAAGGATATGAAACAAGTATGGAGAATAAAAGATACACAATTAACAGATGAGTCCTTGAAAGAGGCTTTCGGAAGGTATATATCTAAGGGTGAGAAGTTCTTTCACATACCTTACACAGAAGCGGAGTTAATAGATGTCTGATCTAGTAAACGAACCACCCCACTATGGTGACGGAGATATTGAGTGTATCGACTACATGAAGGACAACATGGATGCTATGATGTTCATGGGTTATCTTGAAGGCAACACTAAGAAGTACTTACATCGTTATCGTTACAAAGGTAAACCAGTAGAAGACTTAAAGAAAGCACGTTGGTATCTAGACAGACTAATACAGGAGATGGAAGGATGATCTTTGTTCCTATAGTACTAGCTTGTGCCTTAGACTACTCAGGTTGTAGAGGGTACACAGCTAGTACTGCCTTCTTGTCTATGAGAGAGTGTCAGCTTTCTGTACAGGAAGGTATTAATAATCTATTAGAAAGGAACCTTCTAGTACTTGACTTTAAGTGTGTAGCCTTTAATACAGACCAAGCATAAAAAAAAGGAGAGCTAAAAGGCTCCCCTACGTTCTTTTCTTTCCTGATGCAGTCGTTGACCACTTGACTTTCTTTGGCCCTGTCTTTTTCTTGGCCTCAGATTTACTGATCTTACCTGCTACTGACTTAGGCCGACACGCAGGGTAGCCTCGTTTCTCACCCTTCTGTCTACCACAAGGTTTACCTGTCTTGACATCACGCCAATCCTCAGCAAACCATTTTCCTAATCCACCTTTAGCCATTACTTTTTCTTTACCCTGTTGTCTTTGCCTGTCCACTTACCACCCTTGGACTTGTACCATTTAGAAGCCCAAGCATTAGCATATGCTGATGGGTATACCTTAAATTTCTTCTTAGCTTCTGACTTAGCTCTTGACCACAGAGAGGGGTTAGTTGGTGTAGGCATTGTGTTTCTTTCTTAAAGTTTATCCATGTAATACATTAGTCCTAGAAGACCAAACCCTGCGGTTAGTACAACCAATAAGATGATACAACCCCAAAGAATTATTTGGTCAAACAACTCTCCTTGTTTCTTTTTCTTATCTGCTAGTTCTTTCTTCTTCTGTACACGTATGTCTTTACGTAAAGCAAGAAGCTCATTCCAAGCTGAGAAACCTCTAGTGCTTATGACAATAGCCCTTAGCTGTTCCTCAATATCGTCAGCTTGCTTACGCTTAACGAACGTGTCTAAGGCTTCTTCATTAGCTGACGAGAAGGGACTGCTTCTCTTCTTATCATGGTCTGACTTAGCTGAGTCAATAACATCGAACAGACTTCCTAAGTCCTTAGCTAAGGATGCAATCTCCTTACCTGCGGCTAAACCTGCTTTCACACCTGCGAATATTGTAAGTGGATCCATTCATGCTACCACAAAATCTATTAGTTCCCCTTGAGGGAGTTTGTTGTTTGGTCTGTGAGGGTGGTAGGCATAGGGTTCTTCATGCCTGTAGGTGTTGGCCTTCTTGTCTACAGCCTTATGTGTTTCCTGTACTCTGACTTCTTTATCACTCTTGCCTGACTCAAAGACAATGTTCTTGTGGGTATCAAAAGGCATGAAGGGTAGAGGGAAGTGAGCTATCAGACTATTCTTTACCATTTCTTACATGACCAGTAACGTGCTGTAAACTTATCCTTAGCTGTATCACACTTATGTCTGGCCCTAAATGATTTCCTGCGCTTGGGGTTAGACTTCTTGATGGTCATGTTGGCATCCCCAAACCTAATAATCTTTTCCTTACCGTTCTTACAAGCCTTGACAACAAACTTCTTACCACCTGAAACCTGACGTTTAGGGCTGTTGCACTTCATCTTTGATTTATCTATCTTAGCCACGGTATCTTCCTAATGTTATTGTCTTAAGGAAACCTCTCCAGATTTCTATAGGAGAGGGAAGCATCCACCCAAGGATCATCATAAGGATAACCCATGTTGGTATGTCTTGGTTCAGAACCTTCACACTTTCGATAGCTCCATCTACAGTAAAGCCACCATTTGATTGGTCAACTGCTACGTTCTCACCTGATATATCACTACTCTGATCTAGTAGGGACTGGTTATTCTCAGCACCTACTTGAGTGTTAGCATTAACATTTGTGCCTGAGCCACCACCACCTAGTCCACCTAAGAGAGACATAGGGTTGAGGCAAGCACTCAAGGTGAGGACTAGGGATAGGGCTAAGATAAGTCTCATGTACTTAGTTCCTCAAAACGATTTGTCCAACCTTTACCAAAGTTTGACCAACTGTCTAGTTTTTTCAGTCTTCCTAGAAATTTTTCCTTAAACTCTTCTTTTGTAAAGGAAGCATTAGACATAGCTGCTGTTGTTTTTGGCCCAACAATACCATCCACATCAACACCTAATAGTTCTTGTAAGGCTTTGACTCCCCTGCTTTCACCTAAATACACAGAATGAAAAACTATTTCTCTTAGTTCAACAGGTAACTTTTCTATCATAAATTTATCATAGTAATTAATCTTAGCAATTTTCTTTGCGTCTTCTCTTGTTAAATTTTTCATGTCTTTTACCGTAGGTGTTCTTCCCAAATAAGTTGCTAAAATAGGAGCAGATACTCCAAAGTTAGTTCCTATAAGCTGACCTTTGTAGTAGTTACCTGTGTCGTTTTTATTGTTTTGATAACCACCTTCGGACTTAAACAAGGAATCCATTAAAGAGTCTGTTGAAAAAACCTCTTTCTTTCTAAACGGTGTAGCAACTATACTACCAAACTTGCTAAAGTCAAGCATTTTTGTTTGCTGTTGTTTGATGTCCGTTACGATAGTACCATATTTAGCAAAGTCAAGTTCTGCCATAACACTACTAATCCTTTTTCCATAGCTTACCACCACCAAGGAAGTA